TACAGTTAGTCAAAATGAAACATTTTATGCAATTTGGAGATTTTTCTCCCATCGAAATACAAAAGAAAACCGAGAGCGTTGCTAGCTCTCGTGCCTCTGTCACCAGTGACGGGTTGGAATCCAACACATACACTGAGTATGACCATGAGGTCAAGTTTGAGAACATTGACGTGAACGTCAATATCACCCGAGTTAAGAATGACGACGATTTTTCTATCGGAGTCGCAAAGGGTGCTATACTGGCGGGCGTGCCTATCACTGTACCAACCAACACAGCTGCCTCCACCATGCACGCCATGAAGAAGAGGTGCGATTATGCACCCCATCTCGAAGACGTTGAAGCCTTTAAGCAAGGCCACGCACTCTTGATGTCCAAGTTTGATCCCTTGGACACCATTAGAGTTGACAAGGACTTGATAACCAAGTACCTTGCCAAGTGCGCAGGTGGAAAAGCGGAGCGGCTCTTGGCCGCTCTGGCGGAGCACCAGTTGAACAGTGATATGGCCAAGAAGCATGTGTTCGCGAAACAAGAAGCACTCTTAAAAGAGCACAAGAGCCAGCCTCGCGTTGTATATCAGGGTAGTGATATGTACAACGCTTTGACCGGGCCTGTCGTCATGGAGCTGAATGACAGGATGAAGACCGTTTTTTCGGCGAGCAACCCCAAGAATACTGGGAATCGGGCCATCTATGCGTGTGGCTCGAGTGGTGAAACGCTCGGCGATTTGATGGAACACTCAACCGGTGTGGCAATTGAGAGTGACATGAAGAATAACGATGGAAGTCAATCGAAGGAATTTCGCAAGTACGAGGCGATGTTCTATCGAAAACTTGGAGCACCCGATTGGTTTGTTCGTGAGTTCGCTAAGACGACAAAAATCCGTGTCTGGACGCGCTACGGCGTGGCTGGCACTATTGAAGGGCAGCGGTGGTCTGGGGAGACGACCACCACTACCGGGAATTCTTATGTGAGCATGGCTCTCATGCAGGCTGCGATGGATCGCGCCGGCATTGTTGAGAGCACGAACATCCACGGTGGGGACGACTACTTGGGGTACGTGGTGGGTGACGTTGAGGCCGTTAAGACAAGCATTGAGGAAACGTGCAAGATTTCGGGCATGAAGGCCGAAGTCGTTCCTCAGAACGGCCGTCACCACGCTACATTTTATAGGAAACGGTATGTGCGTTCCCCTATAGGTACTCGTCCAGTTCCACAATTTGGCCGCGTGTTGGCAAAGTTGAATCTGCGTCCTAATAGGAATGTGCAGATAAACGATAGAGATTATATGGCGGGCAAGTATCTCTGCTCGGCATATGAACACCGACACGTGCCCATCGTTCGCGACCTGCTCCTCAGTACGTCTGAAGCACTTTCTCCCACCCCCTATCTCGATGACAGGTCATCAAAACTGGCAGAGATGGGGGATAAAACAAAAATCGGCGCGGTGATACACGGGACCCCCTGTCACCCTGTTTCTGAGTTTGATGATTATCTTTCAGAAGTGTATGGCATAAGCATTGACTCTCTTGTCGAAGTTTATCAGAACGCCTCCCAGAGTGTCCTTGACTATTGCTCTGGTTGGTGTACTGTTGACAAGAGGGGGAAGGTCCATAATAAGAAAGATAACCACCGGTTCGTCGCACCCGTGATGGACAACGACACAGTGCAGGCTCTCGTGCGCGTGGATGTTGGATGATTTG